CGAGCCTCGATAAAAACGGTACATCAAACCATACCGCGTCATTGGAGTATTATATTTTGACGCAATAAAATTGTGTGGCGCGTTTGTTCCAAGATCTGTTTGGAAGGGTCGTACCGCAAATGCATGAAAACCCCACATCGTAACAGGTGCTCCACTTGACTGGCCACCCACGAACCCATAAGGGTTGTCATTTGCTGCTGTCGCTGGCGAAGCGGGAGTAGTGTACGTTGCTGTTGCAGTTGTAGAATACACGTAATAACGTTTAATTTCATCTGCCACAGATACAATTGGTGCTCTATCTCCAAAATGGATATTCCTCAATTTTCGTCCCCACGCCACATCACGATGTCCTGGTGGTGCTATTTTCACTGCCTCCGTTCGTGTAGAATTTTCCAAAGGCGGAATCGCAGCTGCATCTTCCCCACCACCAGACCCATCCTGTTTCGCATTTCCAGTATCTCCTTGAACATCTAGGCGATAATCCGGTACGGGTGGTGGTCCTGTTTGTCCTATCAATGATGGAACCCATGTCTGATTCTCGTTCGTCGGGTAATACAAATCAAATTCGGGGCCACCACACATAGAGAAGACGATCGTCGCATCTGGTGGCGCTGCATCAGTTGTCACGAGGGGATTCTCCACACGCAAATTCCACGAGCCTGTGAAATAATTCGCCCACCAAGCAGCTGGTGTTGGTTTCACATCATCAGGCGATAAGGGCCCTCGACACACTTTCAACCACGGTGTTGCAGCGGTGTATGGAATCTTAAACTCGAAAGTGCGCTTCTCATTGCTCAATTCAAATTCCATGGCGTATTGCGATGTCGCATCACGCAGTCCAACTTCCGCATCAGGTGTCGCTCCATAATTCAACGATAATATTAAACGCCCCGTGTGAAATTGCGTTGCGACAACATCAAATCTCAAATAAATGTCACCACGCCAAAAAGCATGACGCATGCACATATATTCCCACAAAGTGCATTCCACGCGTTGACCCACGGTATTCGTTCGTTGTATGTTCGTTCCTGGTATAAAGAACGTGCTCATAGGCCCTATAAAACCTGCGTACAACGATGTCCCAATTGTCGCAGTTGCAGGCCATGATATATTGGCGACCCATGTTGGTATAGTAAGCAACTCACGAAACGCCATCTCATCCGTATGCGTAGAAAAATGTTGTCGTAGTGACTCATTTAGATTCGATGGATTCAAGTCCAAACGTGTTGTCAACTCGGACCCAACAGAGTGCGTATAATTTTGAACAAACTTACGCACTTGATTGAAAGGATTCCACGAACGTGCTGCTCTATCCAAAGGCATAGGCACGTCAATCTTATTTCCAGACGCCATGCCAGAAAAATCATCATTTGTCAACGATTGTGGCACTGTTGCAGAATCCATATTTCCATACTGGTTGATATTATTCGTTACGGATTGTGTGCCGCCTTGAACGTCCAAACGCCGTGCCAATTGCTTATGGTGTTCTTTATTGTATATTTGCGTCGTCGCGGCTGAATGCAATGGAACATGATATTGCGAGCTTTCGTCAACTTCGACCCAAATCGAAACATTAGCCGTGCCAGGACTTCCTGTTGCTGCAGTCAATGGCACCAAAACCTGTAAAATAAAAGTGCCAGTGAAATCCATGTTTGAATCATACGTTGTATTTATAGAAATCACGGATTTTGGATTGTAATACGGCACTTCCACAATAACTTCTGGATTCGACGCTGGATCGATAAATGCAGGTTTCAAACTAAAAGCCGCAGCCATATTCGTTTCATGCCAATCCTGAATCATGATGTAGCGCGTCCAGGGCACAAAATATGCTGCCAGACGCCCGGCTTGAAATCGCGTTCCGTTGATTTTCACATGGAATTTAATTGAACCGCGCCAATATAAAAACCGCTCAAAAGGCGCTGATTGTAGATAATTCACCACAATTTCTTTTGGGCACTCATAATGCGCTAACGTCGTTTTAAACGTGTGTGTTGTATTCCAGGGTATCGTATTCAACCACACACGACGAGAACCCATTTGTGGTATTGACCACTGTGGATCACCAATACCAGTTCTATTCAACGCGTTGTCTATCAACGGGTTAGCAACAGGTGCAGAAACCTCAGTCGCGCGCTGTGCAATGGACAAAACACCCTTTGTATTTATTTCCGATCGAATATCATTCTGTTCGTCCGATTTCACCGTATCTCCTTGCACTTCTAACCGCGTCGAAAATTCATATCCGTGTGATTTCCAAAATCGTGAATGATAATAATCATAATCCAAAACCTTCGGTTGTTCTGTCAACGGCAACGCTTTCATGACTTTAGCACGCAGAGTCTCAAATGGTTGTTTTCCATAATGATAAATGAAACTGAGCGCGTCATTGACATTTGTTATCGTTGCTTCCAATGGATTCATTGCTTTTGTCTCACGGACCCAATTGAATAATTCACCGATTGTCTGCATCTCCATAATTGGGTGCCAGACTCCAAACTCGTCTTCACGAAAACCTCGTTTTAAAAACGTAAGTTGTTTAATAGGTTTCACGACGGCTGGTCCAGATTTCGTCGCATCTGTGAACGTCATCCCCAACTTTTGCATTTCTACTTGGATGCTCACTGGATTGTAAAAACGCAATGCAATATCAGTTGCAGATATAATTGAATCGTCCCCATATTCCGCATCCACTACATGTTCATCAAAAAACGGCAAAGCATACATTTCTGCTGGTGCTGTTTTCAACCAACAATATCGAAAATACATCGCATTCACGATAGTATTCAAGATTGATGTAAAAGGATTTCCAGATGGATTGCCATGATGAGTTAAATAAATCAAGTCCTTGGCACACTGCATTGTATGGATTAACTCTTCAAACACCACTTTTCTGGCAACTTGGTGATATTCTTCATCATCGTACCATTTGTTAATCACTTCACACGCCGCCATCATAAATTCGGCAGATATATTACCATCCCATCCAGAATAATCTCCCGCAAAACCAATTGCCGATTTATTAACCAATTTTTTATATAACGTCGTCCACTCCATTGAAGCAGGGTCTATTCCCACCGCCGAAAAGGTCTTCAAACGCGTGTCGTAAAACATTTGGTTAAATGCACCAAATAAGCGTCGCGCCATATTTGTAAAACACAATGGCGGTATTGTAAAAACGCGCGTTTTACCATCAATAATACGTTTTATCGAACGTCGCTCATCTTTCAACGAATCCAACCACATAGACGCCACGCGCTCTCCCCGCAATGCTTTGTGCCAACGATCATCCAACATTGATCTTAATAATGGACTTGTTATCTGCAAGTTACGTGCTGCCAAATCTCCACATATCAAATGCCATTTCCCAACTTGACCAGGTAACTTCTTTTCATATATATATGGATATCCAGCTGAAGTCGCCATATTGATTGGATCGATATATGCACAACCTTCCACTCCATTTATGGCTTCATCCTCCGTGAGCACGCGACGCCCACATAATGGGTTAAATTGCGCAAACATACCAGCAACGTGATCTCTCACTCTGCGCAACGCCCTCATATCGACGCTTGGCGCTGGATCGCCATATTTATTTATACCAGTCTCCATCGGATCTTTTCCAAAAATATTCCGCGGATCATATTGCGATAACACCGCCGGTCCTGTTTTCACTGGCATGATTTTTCCATGTAGCATAGATGGTCTTATTTTGGTTGTCTCGTTAACATATGTCGGTGGCAACTGTTTGCCAATTGGTGTAAAGTGCCCTTGAACCTGCAAAGCTGTTCCCTTAAAGTCACGATCTTTAATATGACTGATTGGCACTGTTGCCAAATTAACGCCAAATTTTATCTTCGCAGCGTTAATCATCTCTTGTGTGACTGGCAAGGCAACTGACGTACCATCAGATCCACCTAAAATATGTATTCCAATAACCTTTCGCATCATTGATTTATCCAAAGCAATGACAGGTGATCCACACATACCAGCACGTGTTTGTGTGCGGTATTGCCAAGCAGCTCCTTTCTCAAAAACCACAGTGGTATCCGGGTCATATGCACGAGCATCACTTATCTGTGGAGCAAAAATCGAAATTGTTCGATCATAGATCCCAAAATATCGTTCGGTTGTTGCAGTAATATTGCTTTCCAAATTTTGCAATAATGGTATATTCTTCGGTGTTAGAGTCAAGAGCATACCTGCAAACTTCTTCGAAAAATCCAAATCCAAATCATTAATAAACAGGTGCGTTTGGTCTTTTCCAAGTGGTACGGAAACAGGACACTGATAACACGCTGCATCCTTCGCAATCTGCACCATCATATCCGACTCAAAAAACATCGGATAATCCAAGTCATTCCATTGCAATGTCATCGGCGTTCCTTCGTCAATACGTGTTCCATCACTTTTGAAAAACACGTGCAACGGTAACAACATAACGCGCCCAAAAATCGCAGTTCCAACGGTAGCTATATACGGAGTGACCATTCGTACCAGTGCACCTGCCATGCGATCATGCGCAATTGTAAGGGCATTCGAATCAATAGACCCCTCTACGCGCAATGTTCTTGCAGCGATTGGCTTCACTTTACCAGGTGCACCAGAATACGCCCCTTCAGCCAAAAGATATTTCCGCACATGCGGTGATTTCAACGCTTCAGCAATTCGTTGCTCAACCTCTTCATCTGTCAACTCAGCCAATTCTGGTGCTGTGTCCATTGCATTATCGAAAATTTCAACCATCCATGGTTGAGCCAAAGCGATCTTATCATACAATGGCTTCCAACGCCCTTCAACATCCATCTTCTTAACTCGTGGCGAAGCTATCATAGACCACAAGCGATAAATCTCCTCCTTTGCTTTTCCTTCTGTATTCATCTTTTTTGCAAAATATTGTGACACTTTATGTTCATCACAAAATCTGCGCACTCGAGGCATACCCAGTGTCCGCTGAATTGTTTTTTCAATTTCCTTGTCTGTAAGATCTTGCATTTCAGGCACATTTTCCAAAGCGTCATCGAAAATTTTCGCCATTTCAGGAGTCGCATTTTTCATACACTCGAAAAGTGGCAACCAACGTCCTTCAACATCCATACGTTGTACACGCTTCGAAGCCGCAAATCCAGCAATTGCTCTAAACTCTGGATGTGCTTGTGTGCTTTCCTCTTTCTTCGGTTTACGAATCCAATTCATCAACAATGCCATCGCTCCAAGCGCGCCGCATAGCGGTATTGCAGCCAAAAGTGCTTTCACCCACATTGGCGATGCTTCCATTTGTCGATTCTCCTCAGCGAGCAATTCATTATAAATCTTCATCGCGTATGATTGATCAATGTTCTCCTGTGGCATCGCTCTAACAGCTTCAAGAAAATCCTGCGAAAGCCCTTGCACCGGTAAAATCACATCACGCTGTTCTCGTAACCGACGTGCTTCAACTCGCTCATGTGCACGTTCTACTGCACCTTGGGTAATGCGAATATGGCCCTGTCGCGCCATAATCTGATGACGCACATGCTGTTCATAGGCACTCGTCAGTTGATCCGTAAACTGGTCAAAATTAATTCGCTCACCAGGGTCCACATTTGGTCGAGTTGGATCCATTTTCCGAAATTCCCAGTGAGAGTAATCCGCTGGAATGCGCTCTACATCAACTGCCGTTTGCCCAGGTTGTCGATACTCATCCTTCACGCGAACTTCATAGAAAGCGTGACGTCGACGCCACAGCGCCTCAAAACATTGTATTTCGTTTGGGCGATTGTATGCGATGTTTGATGACATTATAACAATCTGTGAACGAAAGATTTCTTTCTTTTCGTTCACGGCCGCCATTGGCAAACGATATTGATCATTCGAAACTATCGACATCAATTCGGCATTTTCACCTGGATCTGCTTGCGCTGTTCTAACCGCGCCATAATCATCATAAATAACGGCGCATTGACCGGTATATCCATCCCAGTGTTTCATTGCTGGGTTTCTCGAGTACGACAAATTCGGTTCCTCTGCCGATAATCCCGTCAACATTGATGGTATCGCGGTTGACAAAAACGATTTCCCTTGTCCGGTTTCACCATACAAATACACGACAAATGGTATCGGTCGTGATGTAGTATGAAAGGACGCCATATCAACAATATGATAAAGTTCATCGATCCGTTTGAACGTAGCATTCAACAAATTAAAAATAAGATTAAATTTTGGCCCTTTTGATGCACAATCCTGAATAATTTGTCTACCTTGATTGTACAAAGCTAAAATTTTCCTTTGCGTTTCCGGATTAAATGCAGCACGCACCGTATAGTTGTGCGAGGCCATTTCATTCACATCATTTATCCATTTATACATATCAGAACCTGGATGGAAAACTGAAAGCCACCATTTCGCAGGCATAACGTATGAAAGCCACAACTGAACATCATCAGGCAAAGCCGTCAAAATCTGCGACACAAAACTGGCCACATCTTTAATTTCACTAACCACAGTATGACGAAATTTCGAATATTCATTTACATAACGTAACTGGTCCATAGAAGGTTTTTCACCAGTAATTAAAATTCCCACAATCGATTTGTAAAAACTGTTCGCATATCCTTGAACTTCTAATCTCCTATCTCCTGTATTCGGTTGTAACGGAGGAAAGGATTTCAATAAATCACCAATAAACGAATTAACTACAGATTGAGCAATTCCAAACAATTGCATGATACGAATAATCAAAGATGGTATCGATGCCCAAATTTGTTGAAAAATAGCAACAATAATATCATACAATAATACAGCAGCATCAATAATTTTATTTACAAATGGTTGAATAATCGGTATTTGCGTCAACATTGATCGTAAATGTTCAATTAAAACAGACATTTGCTGCGCAGCTTCTCCAAGATTTTCAGAGGCATCACGCAACGCACCAGCAGCATCTCGAGAAGGGATAGTCAAAGACGTGATTGCGTTCATCGCATCTCGATGGGCCTCCAATGCAGGTCGCAAAGATGGCACCGAAGATTCAATAAAGGTCGGTCGTTGATCATCAATCGGGGATATTTCGGATTCGGCCCGAGGGTCTAATCCAACCATATCAGCAGCGGAACGGGAAAAAGAATTCGAATTTGTATTTCGTGTGTCCATAATGTATAGTCCACCCAACTTTTTCATTCATACACTACGACGGCTGGGATACCGGGAGTTTCACCCGCAACGGACCAGAGGTGCGCGAACATCGCTAAATCCCACCTAAGGGAATACACTTAGACTCGGAGGTCGTAATGCACATAGACAACTAAGCAACATATCGCTCCTACTAACGGGTGTCGAATCCGTGGTCGGCGAGACATGCGGTCAAGGCTTGCGGTCTTATTATGACATAAAATTAAATAATGGATAGTCATGTCGGCAACTTGGTAATCTTCAAGGGTATAAGGATAGTCAGGTCAGCAACAAAATGATTTAAACATTAATTTTAAAAGAGAAAGTGATATAGCTCACTAACAAGCAGTGAATTTTTACGACTACACATGTCGTTCAAAGGAGGGGGGTAGGGGTTTCCTA